GACAACCAAACAGAATCATGTTATTATTATAGTATAAGTTCTGAAACAAAAGAAAAAGATAAACAACTTCTTCAAAAAATAAGATCTTATTTAGAATCAAAACAACAAACAAGCTTTGGAATTTGGGAAAACGGATCTCAACATTCGTTTTTCTATTCCATTAAATTTACTCACTACATTCAACAATCGGAGGAAACATGAATTTATTTAATAGGATAGCTAACCTTATATCAGGGTTTTTTAATTCCTTATTAGGAGGAATAGAGAAATCAAATCCAGAACTAGTATATGAACAAGCAATTGATAACAAAATAACTCAACATAACAAATTAAGAAAAGCAGTAGCAAGCTTAACTATGATGAGGAACAAAACACTAAACTCTCTAGAAGAAGAAAGATCCAAATTAGAAGAAATAAATCTTTACCTAGAATCTTCTTTATCTGAGAATGATGATGAAAGTTCTGTAATGCTTTTAGAACAAAAAAATGAAACTGAAGACAGACTTTTAATTTTAGAAAAAGAATTTTCTATAATTGACGAACAAACCAATGATGCAATGCAATCTCTTGCATCTCATAGAGAAGAAATAGACAAGCTAAAAAGAGAAAAATCATTTAAACTAGCACAACACAAAGCTGCTGAATTGAAAAATCAAGCATTTGAACAAATAAATGGCATTTCCGAAGATGCTGATTCTAAAGCAATAGAAAATATAAGAGAAGAAATAGATTCTGAAGTTGCAAAAGCAAACTTAAATTCTGAAATGAACAAAAATTCTTATTCTTTTAAGATGAAAGCGTTAAAAACAAACTCTTCAAAACTAAAAGCACAAAAACAACTTGAAGCTTTAAAACAACAAAAAATAAAAATTGCAAAAAATTTATAAAAATTACTTGACAAATAAAACAAAACATGTTATATTGTAAACATCAACAACAAACGGAGGAAAAATGAAATATAAATTTGATTACAACGAATTTCAAAAAAACTATTCGGGAGAATCCACTGATAATTTTCTTGAATACCTGCAAAAAACAGATTTTAATTACTTTACATGCCAAGAACAAGATAGTTACTTTGATTATGTAGAACAAAAGACCATAGAATCTTATGTAGATTATAAAAGAGGCTATTCTAAACAACTCTTGATAATTCAAGAAAAAGAAACAAAAGAATACTATGGCATTGAATATACAGTCTACAATGATGGTGAAACTTATTCTGGCTCGTGGGAAAAATATAATAGAGTGAAAACTAGACCTGTCGTTTACAAGTACAAAGTAGCCGCATAAAAAATAAAAAAAAATACTTGACAAATAAAACAAAACATGTTATATTAATAGTATAACAAACAACAAAACAAAACTTCATTAAGTTTGCTCTTTTCCTCCCATTTTTGTGGGAGGACCCTTTACATCGCTGAAAAATAAAAATTAAAAAAAATAAAAAAAATACTTGACACAATGTTAAAAACATGTTATATTAATAACACGATGGTTGATTGAGAGTTCAACCGAAATTAAAAACGCTCAAAACAATTAAGACATTTCAATTTATAAGGAGGATATATGTCTACAAATTCATTCACATTCAACGCTAACGTTTACACCGGAAGCTTCACAAAAAGAGATGGTTCTACACGAACAATGCGTTTCCTAAAGCAAAATGCTGTTCCACAATCTCTTCAAGGATCTGGACAAAAGCCACGTTATCTTGACACAAAACACGAAGTTGTATTCGATCTTGATCAAAATGGCTGGAGAGTGTTTAATCACAATAGAGTTGTAGAAACACCAACATTTGAAAGACAAGAAGTAACTATCAACGGGTAATTAACTCAACAAAATTTTCAACAAACAAATATTTAAATAAGTTTTAATAACTTCCTCCGAGTTGTTTGCCAAGATCACCAACGCTTATAAAAAACTTGGCCCCTTTTTATCTTCCTATTTCAAGGACTGAAAATGGAAGCATTTATCTGGTTGAGACACAAAGTGTCTTTGCCTTAGACAGTTAAGTCAATAATAACAACATAGGAGTAAAATTATGGCATTAGATCTAGAAGCAATGCGAGCTAAATTGGACGCATCAAAAAATGGTAACTCTGCAAAACAGCAAGATACCAAATGGAAACCAGAACAAGGAGACCAAACAATTAGAATTCTTCCAACAAAAGATGGAGATCCGTTCAAGGAATATCACTTTCATTATAATGTTGGTAAAAATCCTGGGATTCTTTGTCCTAAGAAGAACTTTAATGAAGAATGTCCAATCTGTGATTTCGCGTCAAAGCTTTGGAAAGAAGGAGTTGAAAACAATGATGAAGTTGCTAAGCGAGAAGCTAAGAAATTATTTGTCAGAAAACGTTATTATTCTCCAATCTTGGTTAGAGGACAAGAATCAGAAGGCGTTAAAATCTGGGCTTACGGTAAGCAAGCTTATGAAACATTATTGGGGTATGTTTTAGATCCTGATTATGGTGATATTACAGACGCTGAAGCTGGAACTGACATAGTGTTAAATTATGATGTTCCTGGAACTCCTGGTTCGTTTCCAAAAACCACTCTTAAGCCTCGCCGTCGTCCATCCGTTCTTTGTGATGATGATGTTGCTGATTGCGAAGCTCTGCTTAACTCGGTACCAGACATTGGTGCTTTGTTTGAGCGAAAAACAACGGCTGATGTTCAAGCTATTTTGAACGAAGCTCTTTCTACTGACGGCTCTGAAGGTTCAACCTCCGAGACCTATAAGTATGGTGAGCAAGATGCTGTTGATGCTGCCTTCGATAAATTGGGAGCTTAAGAGAAACGGTCGCCCTCTCCGTTATGAGGGCACTTTAATCAAATAAAGGAGACAAAATGATTAATTTATTATTATTAGCACTTATTGCATGTGGAGCTGAAGAAGAAACAGACACATCAAAAGAAGCTGAAGTGGAAGAAACACAAGAAGAAGTTACCGAAGAGCAAACAGAAGAAAGCTCCGAGGAAGTTCCAGCAGAGGAAGAAACAGAAGAAAGTTCTGAAGAAACTCCTGCCGAAGAAGGAACAGAAGAATAGTTCATAGTACCTCCGAAACAATGAACATGCAGGGTTAGGGAGTCTCCTGCGTTGAGAAATGACTCCCATTTTACTATCAACAAGGAGAGATACTATGCCAAAATATTTTAGTACACCAGACCCAGCAAGACAATTAACAGAAATAATAAACAGAATAGGAAACCAAACACCAATAGAAATGATTATCAGGGAAGCAGCAATAAACGGTCACGATGCAAATAAAAGATTTTCTCGAGAAGTAAGAGGGGTTGTACATTTTACAAGAGACTGGGAATATCCTAAGAAACTATCTATTATAAACTATAATGGAGAGTATTTTGGAGAAAAAAACTTAGAAGCATTTATGACAGTTGCATATACTAATAATTTAAATCCAGAGCAAACTTCAGAAAACTTTGGTATTGGAGCAAAAACTTCATATCTTTTGCATGGAGCTATGTTATACAGAACTAAAAAAGCGGGAGAAGAACTAGGAACTTATTTTATTATAGAGAAAGACAAAGAAACAGGAAACTATGGTTTAAGAGATATTTGGTGCCCTTATAATGAACATTGGACAAATACTCCGGTCTGTGATAAATTTTCTCAATATTTAACTATTGATACTGAAGGTACTGAAATGGTCCTACTGGGAAATTCAGATGATCAAGACACTTTCCTTCAACTAGACCACAGCTCCAGTATTTCCGGAAAATCAGAAGGTACAGGTTGGTCAATCTCTAACTATCTTAGTATGAGACTTTTCAAAGATATTGGCACTACTTTTAAAGTAGAAATTCAAAATACAACCACAAATGAAAAAATTAGAGATAACAAGATTAAACCTTTGTTAGATTATTTATCTTCTTGTAAAAGATATGGAAACTTTCCCTTACAAGGTAATAACATTCCAGAAGGAACTATTGCTCACTATGGACTTGTCCCTCAAGGAGATAAAATAATGACTTTTAGCTCTGGTTTTGTTTCTTTCGCTTATAAGAATGAAAATTATTTAAACCAAAAGATACATCCAGCTGCTAAAGCCCAACAGTTGATTAGTTGCGGAATTCATACAAAACCAAATAGTTGGTTTATTGTTTTTGAGTTACCAGAAACAGAAAACATAAATATTGAAATGCATAGAAAATCTCTCGATGGTATCGAGAAGGAACTTTATTATAGTGCATTTGCACAGAATCTTCCGGAAGAAATATTAGATTGGTTGGAAAACGAAGTTAGCGCAAAAGATGATACAAGAGAAATTGATGATTGGCTCAAAGATAGATTTAAATTTAAAATAGAGCAAGACACATGTGGTAAAGAAAAGGGCGATAAGGTTTGTAATGATTCAGAAAAAACTATTCCTTTAACTCCTGAAGAGCAACAAAAAACAGCTAGAATTTCAAAATTTCAAAAAGAAAATAAAAGCACAATACCACCTAAAAAAATACAAAACTTTGACATCCCAAACCATAGAAGAGTATCTCATGGAGAAACTTTACCACTCGTTCAATTCAATTTTGATGCCTACACGATAACTGTAAATGAAGATAATCCTTTGTGGAAATACAGAGTTCAGCAAATTTCTAAGGATTTCAATACAGGTATTGAATCAATAATAGAAACTGAAGTATATAGAAGAATCTTAGACTCAGCTATTGGGGCAATTTTTGAAATTCAAGAAGTATATCCAAAGGAAACAATACATAATAAAAAAGACAAGTGGAGTCCGGAAATCTTATCTAGCATTTGGACCAAAGATCAGGTCAATAATTCTAACAGATATTTAAAGAAAAAATATTCTAATTTTGTAAAAAAATAAAAAACCATAATAATAAGGAGAAACAACAATGGGAAAAGTAATACAAATGGCAACACAAAAAGCAGGAAAAATCAATATAGCAGACTTAAAAAAGTCAATGAATAAATCAATGGGAATTGAGGCAGCACATGACCTAAGAGAAGATAATCCAACTGAAGTTAAAGATTGGATTCCAACAGGTTCAAGATGGCTCGACTCTATTATTTGTAAAGGAAAAATGGGAGGCATTCCCGTTGGAAAGATAACAGAAATTGCTGGACTATCATCTGTCGGTAAGTCTTATCTTGCTGTTCAAATAGCAGCTCAAGCACAAAAACAAGGAAAGTTTGTGGTTTATTATGATGCAGAATCAGCGATAGATCCTGTTTTTCTTTCAGATGCTGGAATAGACATGGATAATAACTTTCTTTATGTTCAAGCAGTTTCAGTTGAAATAGTTTTAAAAGCAATCGAAGATATGATGAACCAATACGGAGACCAACAACAATTTGTTTTTATTTGGGATTCAATTGCAGCAACACCATCAGATAAAGACTTAGAAGGCGATTTCAATCCTCAATCTTCAATGGCCGTTAAGCCAAGAATCTTTGCTAAAGCATTTCCAAAACTAACAATTCCTTTAGCAAATGGACAACACACTCTTATTCTTATAAATCAATTAAAAACAAACATCACAAGCAATATAGCTGAGGCTTTAACAACACCTTACATAGCACCTGGTGGTAAAGCAATAGAGTACTTCTGCTCACTTCGTATTTGGCTCACAGGTCGTAAATCAAAGCAATCTTTTGTTCTTGATGAATCAGGAAGACGAGTTGGGTCTGAGGTTAAAACAAAGATAGTTAAATCTCGCTTTGGAACCCAAGATAGAATTTGCGTTTTTCAAATCCGTTGGGGAGATAATGTTGGGATCATGGATGAAGAATCATGGCTTGAGGTAATAAAACAATCATCTTCTTATAAAAACGCTGGTGGTTGGTGTGTCCTGGAGCACAAAGGAAAAGAACATAAATTCCGAGCTAAAGATTGGATGGATAAACTAAAAGATAAAGAATTTAAAGAAATAGTTTCTGAAATAATGGATGAAGAATTAATACATAAATTTGAGTCATCTGGCTCAAACATTGTTCCAGACGACATAGACGATTAACATAATGCTCCTGTTGTTGATGGTAGCCCCCTTGCATTCGCTTGGGGGTTTTTTTATTTCTAAAGACCCTATTTACTAAAGCGGAGAAATGACATGAAATTAACTAAAAGTAATCTTTATAAACTTATAAACGAAGCAATAAACGAAGCTTGGGCTGTTAAATCTGGGACTAGAATTCCCACACAAAAAGCTGGTTCTTCTTCTTTACAAGCAACACAATATCCAAACCCTGGAGATGCTTATAAAGCTTACCAAAATGGGGTTGAGTTACACGGTTGGGACAAATATGCACAAATAATTTCCGATCTTTATGATGCAGCTCCTGACTCTACACCTTCAGGTCTAGAGCAATTTAAGCAATTTCAAAGCAAAACAGCTTCATTACACAAACCAATAGAAGGGATCTATAACATTGAATATGTAGACAGACAACCTTATGTTTCAGCAAAAGAAATGTCAGACAAAATGAAAGAAACAGGTAAGTTTGAAATTTCATCTCAATTTCTTCAATCAGACGATCCAGAAGAAATAAAAACAAACTTACAAAACAGAGCAGTTCATGATTATTATGGACACCTTAGAGCCAGAGGTCATGAAAAAGACCCATCAGTTATTGGAGAGTTCTCTTTGATTGGTGAATTGATAGCTTATAACAATCAGTTAAAAATTACATCGCCAAAGATAGTTCCTTTGATGTTTACTCTTATTGTAGGACAAGCCGCCTATTTCTATTACAAAGGGCACTTCCCGAAATTAAAACTATCAGAACTTCCTGGTGTTGATTATTTTAACATTGGAAACATTGATGGTTATGAAATAACACCAGACAATGATTTAAGGAAAATATAATGAAAATAAGAATTTTAAGAGAATTTAGAGAAACTATTCCAACTATTAAAGCCACCAGACAACAAATGTTGTCAGCAGAACACAATACACGAGTTTTATCTGATGATCTTGTTTTATTTGAACAATTTACAGAAGACTTTAACATTATATTTTCGACACCTGACAATCCTAACCTAGAATATTGTAAAATTTTCTATAATGGCTTAGCTCAGAATTCTAATTCTGAATATCTGACAATGTACACAGTAGAGAAGCTATCTCAAATGTATCTAGTAATGCCAGAGGACAAAACAGCTGGAATGGGTTGCGATCAAAACGGACATATGGGTTCTGGTTGGAACAATGGTTCTCGAAGAGGAGTTTTGAAAAAATTAATGGATTACGCAAGAGATAACTTTGGTGGACGTTCCGGAGATCATTTTGATGGTGGTCTTGGAGGTTACTATGCTTCATTAGGTTTAACAGAAGTATACCAAATTCTTGAATGGGACCCACAATATGCTCCAAGTGATTGGAATTATAAACCAATTGATGTTTTTAATCCAAAGAAATCTGTTTATGCTCCAGCAGTACAAATTTATCAACAAAATCCAACCTCCGCTCCTCAACAAAAAATGGAATTAGTGGTAGAAAGCGGCTTTAAAATTACAACAAGTCCTTACCACAAAATACTTCAATACTCAAATGGCGAACCAGATGTAGTTTATAGAAGATATCCATAAAATTATTTTTTTTCTTGACAAAAATGATCTTTCGTGTTATAATATAAACATCATAAAACGGAGGATATATGAATTATGATTATATATGGGCTTTATTTGCCCTTGTTTTTATTGTTTTGCCAATAGCAGGTGCTTTCATTATGCACCATGATTGGAGGCGATAGAATGAAAAAAGAAAAAGATGAAGTTATGAGTGAAAGAATAAAGCACCACTTAGAAAAAGCTAAAGAACGAGGTGTTGTATTGGGCAACCCTAATTTAGAAGAAGTTAGGCATCTAGCTCACGAAGCAAAGAAAAGAAACGCAGATGTATTTGCTATGTATTTTGGTCCTGTAATTCATGAACTAAGATCATCCGGAAAATCTTTTCAGAAAATTGCTGATGATCTAGATTCCATTGGACTCACTACTAGACAAGGTGGTAAATGGCATCCAACAACAGTTAAGAATTGTCTCGATAGGTACATACAATTAATGGAGGAAGAATGAAAAACCTATTAATAATTGATGGTCTCAACATGTTCTTAAGAAACTATGTTGTGAACCCAACACTAGCACCTGACGGTAACCCATTAGGCGGCTGTATTGGCTTTTTAAAGAGCCTTCAAAAGGTTTGTGGTATGTTTAGCCCTGACGAGATTATAATAGCGTGGGACGGTCATTCTGGCTCTTCTAAACGCAAAGAAATGAACAAGGAATACAAAGACGGTCGCAAACCTGTAAGATTTAACAGAAGAATGGTCGAGTTGAACGAAGAACAACAAAAACTTAATAAAGCAGAACAATATATTAAACTCGTGGAGTATCTAAATGAAACACCAATTATACAAGCAGTTGTGGATTATGTGGAAGCCGATGATATTATCGCTTATGCTGTTAAGCACGATAAATATCGAGACTATCATAAGTACATTGTGTCAAGCGACAGAGACTTCTTTCAACTCGTTGGAGAAGATTGCACCCTCTGGAGACCAATCCAGAAGAAGTTGGTGGATTTCAAATCTCTCATGGACGAACACGGTATTCATCCCAATAATTTTGCCCTTTGTCGTGCCATTGCTGGAGATAAGTCAGATAACTTGCCAGGGATACCTAGAGCTGGGCTTAAAACAATCAAAAGCCGCTTTCCTTTTATGGCTGACCCAGAGGTACAAACTGTTGAATCGCTTGCAGAGTTTTGCAGACAAGTGGACAAACCGGTTTCACTTCATGAAAACATACTTGGAGGTCTTGATTTAATAGAAAGCAATTATGATATCATGCAGTTATACAAACCTGTAATGGGAACAGTAGCAAAACAACAAGTAGAATTCTCCATAAACCATTTTGAACCTGAATGGAATAAAATAGAATTCCAAAAGTTCTTAATGCGTGACGGACAAATTACTTTAAAGTTTGATCTGCTTTTTGCAACATTTAATAAAATAATTTCTTGACATTTAGAAATTCTAGGTTATACTTATTGAACACTCGGAGGTAATATGAATAAGGAAAAAGATACCTTTGTCTTTTATGGCAAAGACTTTCAAGAAAAGGTGGCACAATTGATGCTTGAAGACCGACCTTTTTGCGATCAAATAGAAGAGGTCTTAGAACTAGAATTCTTCTCTTCTGCTTATATCAGAGCATTAGTAGAAACAGTTCTAGACTATAGAAACAAATACGAAAGGCATCCACACTTTGCCACAATAGAAACTGAGGTAAAGAAAGGAAACAAGAACTATGATAAAGCAGTTCAATCTCAAGTCAGTCAGTTTGTCGGTAGAATTAAAGCTAATGAGCTAACAGATAGAGATTATATCAAAGACCAGGCTGTTGATTTCTGTAAGAAACAATGTCTTAAGAAAGCTATTCTTGAATCAGCTGATTTAGTCAAGAAAGGTGATTACGATTCAATTACAAAAATAATTAATGAGGCTCTATCAAAAGGAAATGACCAAAACTTTGGTCACGATTGGTTTAAAGACTTAGATCATCGTTACATCAAAAAGTCTCGCAAACCAATAACAACAGGTTGGCAGAAAATTGATGAAATAACCAAAGGTGGTATTGGCTCAAAAGAGTTAGCTGTTGTTATTGCTCCAACTGGTGCTGGTAAGTCAATGGTTTTGGTTCATCTTGGAGCTGAAGCCCTCAAACTTGGAAAGAAAGTTGTTCATTATACTTTAGAGCTTGCAGACACTGTTGTTGGTATTCGTTATGATTCTTGTTTATCAAAAGTTGATCTTCGAGATATCATGGATTCTAAAGATATTGTTAAAGAAAGAATAAAAGATGTTTCTGGAAAACTAATTATCAAAGAATATCCAACTAAATCTGCTTCAACGAAGTCCATAAAGAATCATTTGGAGAAGTTAAAAAAGCAAAACATCTTACCTGATGTTGTCATTGTTGACTATGCTGATTTGCTTCGACCTGTTTCTCACGGAGCTGAAAAGAGACATGACTTGGAAGGAATCTATGAAGAGTTGAGAGGGCTTGCATCTGAATTTGATTGCGCCTTTATAACAGCATCACAAACAAACCGTGGAGGTCTTAATGCTGAAGTTATCACAATGGAGTCTATTTCAGAAGCTTTTAATAAGTGCTTTGTTGCTGACTTCATTTTCTCGTTATCAAGAACACCACAAGATAAACAAGCTAACGCAGGCCGTTTATTTATTGCTAAAAATAGAAACGGACCAGATGGTCTTGTCTTTCCAGCTGCCGTTGATTGGGCAACTGTTTCAATAGATGTGCTAGATAGAAGAGGTGATGAAGAGCCTCCACAATTGACTGCTAAAGAACAATTATCAAGTCTTCAAAAGTATTATACAAAACTATCAGGATCAAAATAAAGGAGTACAAGATGGCTATAGAGAACAAAATACTATCGGACATAACAGTCCACATGAAATATGCTCGCTACCTTCCCGAAGAGCAGAGAAGAGAAAACTGGGCTGAATTAGTTACCAGAAACAAGCAAATGCATATCAAAAAATTTCCCAGTTTAAAAGAGGAGATTGATTGGGCTTATGAATTTGTTTACGATAAAAAGGTTTTACCTTCGATGCGCTCAATGCAATTTGGAGGAAAACCTATTGATGTTTCTCCAAACCGTATTTTCAACTGTGCTTATGCTCCTGTTGATCACATGAGGGTTTTTGGTGAAATTATGTTTCTTCTTCTTGGAGGAACTGGTGTAGGATATTCAGTTCAAAATCATCACATAGAAAAATTACCAGTTATTCAAAGACCCTCTGGAAAAAGAACCCGTCGTTTTCTTATTGGAGATTCAATCGAAGGATGGGCTGATTCTGTAAATGCTCTAATGAAGTGCTATTTTACAGGTGGTTCTAAGATTCGTTTTGACTTCTCTGACATTCGTCCTAAAGGTGCTCGCTTGGTTACTTCAGGTGGCAAAGCACCTGGTCCACAGCCCCTAAAAGAATGTCTTGTTAAGATTGAAGGAATTCTACAATCAAAAGAAAACGGAGACCAATTGACCACAATTGAAGTTCATGATATTATTTGTCATGTTGCGGATGCTGTTTTGGCTGGTGGTATTAGACGAGCAGCTTTAATAGCTCTTTTCTCAGCAGATGATGATGCTATGCTTGGTGCTAAAAGTGGTGCTTGGTGGGAAGAAAACCCCCAAAGAGGACGTGCAAACAACTCGGTAGTCATAATGAGGCACCGCATTGATAAAGCCACCTTCTTGAACCTCTGGGAGCGTGTAAAAGCTAGTGGAGCTGGAGAGCCAGGATTCTACTTTACTAATGATAAAGATTATGGATGTAACCCTTGTTGCGAAATTGCTCTTCGCCCTTTTCAATTCTGTAATCTAACCGAGATCAATGTTTCTGATGTCGAGACACAAGAGGAATATAACGCAAGAGCACAAGCTGCTGCTATCATAGGAACACTTCAAGCTGCTTACACTGACTTTCATTATCTTCGTCCTATTTGGCAAAGAAACACAGAGAAAGATTATCTTATTGGTGTTTCAATGACAGGTATTGCCTCAGGTAAAGTCCTCCAATTGGACATGCCACAAGCCGCAAAGGAAGTAAAAGATATGAATGCTCAAATTGCTGCTGCTATTGGAATCGGACCAGCTTCTCGTTGCACTACAGTAAAACCAGCTGGAACAACTTCTCTGACTCTTGGAACCAGTTCCGGAATTCATGCGTGGCATAATGACTATTATCTCCGCAGAATCCGCGTAGGGAAGAATGAGTCTATTTATACTTACCTTCAAATTTATCATCCTGAATTGATTGAGGACGAATACTTTAGACCTCACGACACAGCAGTTATTTCTGTTCCACAGAAAGCACCTGAAGGAGCTATCACACGTCACGAATCAGCTTTGGATCTTTTGGAGAGAGTAAAACAAGTCCACATTGATTGGGTAAAAGAAGGACATAGAAGTGGACAAAACACCAACAATGTTTCTGCTACTATTACTATCAAGCCTGACGAATGGGAACCTGTAGGAGAATGGATGTGGGAGAACAAGCACAATTACAATGGTTTGTCTGTTCTTCCTTATTCAGATCACTCTTACAAACAAGCTCCTTTTGAGGACTGCACCAAAGAAGAATTTGAAGCTCTATTACCTTCCCTTAAAGAAGTTGATCTAGACAAAGTAATTGAGATCGATGATAATACAAATCTTACAGGCGAATTGGCTTGTGCCGGTGGTGCCTGTACCGTTACCTAATTACACAAATAAAAACAACTTTTTTCTTATTGGCGTGTGGAATAGAAGAATATAATACTATTTACTATACTACAAACCAATAAGGAGGGTTTTTTATGAAAGGAAAGGAATTAAAAGGTAAAAAGTTTCATCACTTGTTGGTGCTTGAAAGAGCATCATCAAATAGACAAGGTAGTAGAACTTGGCTTTGTCAATGTGACTGTGGAAAACAAAAGATTTTTTCTACTGATCATTTGACAAGAAAGAAATCACCTGTGAAATCTTGTGGATGTAAAGCTATCAAAAGTGGAAAAGAACATCATCAATGGAGCGGATGTGGAGATATTTCTGGAGGTTGGTGGGCGTCACATGTCACAAGAGAGAGAAAACAAGGAACCAGAGCAAAAGTCCCAGTTACGGTTACGATAGAGGAAGCATGGGAACTGTTTTTAAAACAAGATAGAAAATGTGCTTTATCAGGAGTAGAATTGACAATTGGCAACAATCGCTACAATGATGCCTCAATAGATAGAATTGATAGTTCCAAAGGATATGAATTGGGCAACATACAATGGGTTCACAAACATATAAACTTTATGAAAAGAACATATTCACAAGACTATTTTATTGAAATGTGTAAAAAAGTAACAGAAAATAATTCTAAAAAACTTGACAAATAACAAACAATATGTTATAATATAATTTCATAATAAACAAAAGGAGAACTTATGAAACAAAAACTTGAACAATTGATTGAAGAGCTTCAAGCTATTCTAACTGATGTTGAGAAAGTAGACGAAAAGTCTTATGGTTATAAAGCATCAGCTGTCCGTGCAAGAAAAACACTTCACGAAGCAAGAAACCAATTCCAAGAGCTTCGTAAAGAAATTCAAGCAAAGAAAAACGAAGAATAGACTTGACAAAACATAAATAATGTGTTATAATATAAATGCTGCTTGACCTTTGGGTGTTGAGTAGAACTTGTGGCAACTCTTCTTTGCGCGACAAGTATTCTTTTATTGGAGGTTAAATGTTTATAAATATATACAACAGACATGTTCTTGTTGAACTTGTCGAGAAAGAAGAAGAAACCAAAGAGTCACTTATCGCTTTACCGCAAGATTACAAGAAACAAGAATCGCCTTATGTTGTTGTAAGAGTAATACAATTTTCTGATGAATGCAAATTGTTCCTTGAACCTGGCGATCTTATTGTTATTGAACGAAGAATGCTAACAGAAATAGAAATAAAGGGTCAAAAGAACTATTTAGTGTTAGAAAATTACATCTATGGGAGATTAAACGATGAAACTTACTAAACAACTATTAAAGGAAATGATCCTTAAAGAAATGCAGAACCTTACACCAGCCCAAATAGAGCAAGAAGTTAAAAAACACATAATGCAGGTAGAAGATCCAAACGGAGTACAAAATATTGCTTTTATTACAGCTCACGAACCTCCCGGTGGAGGCGAAAACTTTGAATGGGATAATGAAGAAATGCAATTCCATATTAAATCGATGTTAAAGAGAAGAGGATATACAGAGATTTATCCAATAATCGGAAACTACGGTGGTCAACTTGAAGGATCTCTAATGGTAGTTGAAAGAAACCAGTCACAATCTGAATTTCTAGACCAAATGGTTTCTGTAGGAAAGCAATTTAATCAAGATGCTGTGATAGTTGGAACAAAACAGGAATCAATGCAAATGTCAAGAAATGCTCAAGGAGATCTTTTACCAGGACCAGCTTATTCAATGGAATTTCAAATGATAAATCTGCACCCAACAAAAAAAGGAATTCCAAATATGGACTTTAGACAACAAAGCATTTATGACACAAGAGACCAGGTTCAATTCGGACCAGCTGTACAAAATAGAACAACTGACTTCTCTCAAGCAGGAAATTTTAAGTTTGTTATTCCTTTCTTTTCATCAGCACCAGCAGATCAAAACAAATTTAGAGCAAATGTCAGAAACGTCGGTGAATAAATGTTATATAGTAAAACAATATCCATTTACGATGATGATATCGGTTCTGTCTCTTATGTTCAGCATATGGGTAGCGATCTTACTGTGGTTAATTCAGCAAGAGTCTCCTTTGGTGTGGAAAAAACTGAACTGGATGATAGAGACAGAAAGCTTATCAATTATCTTATTAAACACAAACATACTTCAACTCTCGAGCACAATTCTGTTACTTTCAAGTTTGTCGTGCCTTTGTTTGTTCGTTCACAACACCATCGTCATAGGACGTGGTCTTATAATGAGATTAGTAGAAGATATACGGATAAGGATTTACAGTTCTATCTTCCAAAGTCTTTTAGAACACAACACAAGTCTAACAGACAAGCTTCAAATGCTGAGGAATTGATAAACCCACAAGTCTTTCCAACCCTTTCTTTAATGAGAGCCTCAGAGCTTCTACAAGCAAGAACAATGGATTGTATTGATACGTTTAATAATTTACTAGATGCTGGTGTTTGTCGAGAACAAGCAAGAATGATTCTTCCACAAAATCTTTATACAGAGTATTATGGAACAGTTAACCTGAGCAACCTTCTAAAGTTCATTGATCTCAGAACACACGAAGGTGCTCAATGGGAAATTCAAAAGGTTGCGGAAGCTTGTTTAGAAATAGCAACAGACCTTTGGCCGGTAACAGTTGAGTCTTATAGGAGAACAAGACATGTCTTATAAAGAAGTCGATAAAATATTTGAAAACTGGAGAAGAACAACTTATTCTCTACCACCAATCTCAAACCATTTCGCAGAAAAACAACAATTGAATGAAAATTGGAGAGATAAATTATTTCAATTAATGACAGCAGCTGGCATTTTCTTAGGAACAGCTGTCACTTGGGATTATTTAAAAGACTTAGAAAGAGAAAGTAAGGAAAGAATTGAACAACAAGATCAAGTTGATTTGGACAGTATGGACGAGGCACAGAAGTATCATTATCTTCTAAAAAAAGAAATAGAAAAAGAAATTAAAAATAATCCCAATTTGTCAAAAACTTTTACTGATCCTAAGAGTGAAATGTACTCTGTATTTAAAGATGGAATCCATAAAGGACAAATAGATGGTGTAGCTGTAATGCATAAATATGCTAAGAAATATAGTGAAGATTTAAATATAACAGATAATGGAAATTATGTTTATATAGAACCTGGTGCTATTGATTCTGATGATGTTTTACCCATGATGGGAATAACAGCAGGTCAATATAGACAGGTTTTATCTTCCGACAAAAACTTTATGGAACTAATAAGAGTAGCAATGGGCAATCCAGATAGTTGGGTTTATGGAAAAGACCCTGCAAGACAGTTTGCTACGATTGAATATGAAGGACAATACAAAAATGTTCTTCCATTAGATTGGTCGATTGCAATGGAAATGGCAACAGCTAAAGGGCAACAATTTATGGAAGAAGTAGCAAGCACAGCTTATGTTGAGATAGAAGGAAAAAGATATTTGGCTCCAAATGTATTTAAAGAAATAAAAAATAAATATGGAATTTACAATGACTCAGATTATCAAAAAGCTATGTGGACCTTAAATGACTTTGTAAAAACTGACACACACTCAGTTTGGGATTTAATAGAAGATTTTGCTGGTGTTGATAGAACATCTCCCAATTATCATCCTGGAGAATTAAGAGGTTTTGAAGTCACTCCTGAAGAACTACCAGCGAGAAGCAGTTTAGATACTGACCAAGACACTCCTATCTTGAAAGGGGTTAACAAATGGGATCAACAAACAGAATTAAAAGAAAGCACAAAGAAACGGAGAAAAGTATGCATAAAAATTTTAAAATCATGATTTTCACACTTATGTCTCTTGAACTAGAGAGCGATAATCAAAGATGGTTCAACTCTTTTGGAAGGTGGTATCCAACAGAAATTGGACTCCCAACAAAGCCAAAAAGATGAAAGATAAACAACCAATAACAAAGCCTCTCTTCTCTATCGGTGATCTGGTAAAGGTGAGAGGTTTTGGTCTTGTTTTAGCACCTTATGAAATTGAAATAGGAATAATTAGTAAAGGTCCATATTCATTTAAATCTCTTGAATCTTATCATGAATTAGTTTATTTTGAGTGGTGGTGTTATGATATAATCATCGGCAACTCACTAGTTACAATGATGCCGGAGAACTTTTTATTAAAGGTACTAAGAAATGAATCAATTAATTAAACAAATAATATTTGAAACTATATCTCTCTTAAGAGAAGAAAAAGGATATTCAAAAGAAGAACTAGAAAAAGCAAGAATTGCAATTGGTCTTTTAATTGATTCAACATTAACAAAACCAACATTAGATGTAAACACATTCATTGACCCTAATGATGAAGTGATGAAAGATAACTACGAATGGTTCAGGGACAACCCAAGTGAATATATTCAAGCATATTCGGATTCAGAAGATGATGATTTCGAAAACATCGCTACTAGTTATGGACCAATAAGAGATCCAAAAGAAACTAGTTTACTTTATTACCTTTATAGAGGAGTTTACTTTCAAAACGGAAAATGGCATATTGGTAAAGGTGAAAATATTGAAGAAGTTATTAGAGAAATTAGAGCAAGAGCTAGCGCATTTGTAGATGCAATTTCAGAAAATCAATTATTAATAGATGTTTTCTTTTCTGATTGGAAAAAAGTTAATGATGAAATCAACAAATACGTTAACATTATTTCTAGACCAACACAAATATCTAGCTTGATGTCTAAAGAATCACCAGGAGAATTTAAAAAATTAGAGTTTGGTAAATTTAGAAAAGGAGCCATGTATTCAGATACTACAACCAGAGGGATTATCGGAACAAGGGATCATATGTATAAAGGTTCAAAAGAACTTGATAATATACCTAAAGAACATAGGCGTTATTTTTTATTTGATTTTATATGGCTTACATGTTACAATTTTGCTCAAACAGATGGTTTAAAAGCATCAGATAAAAAAGTAGAAATCCTATCAGAAAAAGAATTTTCTACAAACTATCAAAATGGCTTAACTTCTAAGGAAAGTGATGAGATGTTTGGAACAGGTTGGATGGTAGACCAGATGAAAAAATCTCCAAATTTTAAGAAATCGTTAGGTTTTATTATCAGTCCCTTATATAAAGCTTTGATAAATAAAGACAGAAAGATAGATCCTTTTACCAAACCTGTATCGCAAATGTCCTCTGTAGAGATAGTTTCTGAATTGGAGCCAGAGTTTACAGATATTTTAAGATCTACCAAACAAGCCTTAATAATGGAAGCTTATCCTTCTTTATTTATTGATCTTTTGAGAATAAAAGAATTGATACCAAAAGATCTAATAGAACAAAAGAAAACGATGTATAATAAAATTATAAAAGCAATGAAATTGTCAGGCTACTTAGATGAAAATGAAAACTTTACTGATATGGTTGAAGATAAAGAATTCAAACCAAAACAAACTACCTATGATAATCTTGCTGATTTTGAATCAGCTGTCACTACAGTTGCTAGAGAACAATCTCAAGGAAGAGTTAGTACTATTGCCCGAGACAAACTAGAAGATAAATTTAACCTGCTAAAGTCTGAGGAAATAAGTAAAGCTTTAGAAATATTACAAAAACATAAAGTAAATATCAACACTATCAAAGACAACACAATAGATATAAGTTCAAAAATTGTGAATGAGTTGGATGACCTAATGCATTCTATTTTGATCGACCAGACAAATGGTAAAAATGATGAAACAAAAAGAAGTAAAGTGGTTGAACTATATAATCAAGCCAACGAAACAGAAAAACAAGAAATTATGAAGTTAATAAAGTATTGGAAAAACAGAGGTGTCGTTTGAATGATTTCTATTTTGATGAATTGGTTCTTGGTGGTTCTCTAACGGCTTTATTGTATGCTTATAAAAAGAACCTTCCAATTCTTATTGATATCGCTCATGTTCCTTTCGTCCTTGAAGAAGTTCCACGCAATTGGGATCTCTCCTTTATTGGATTTAAAAGAGGCGGAGAACACAAGAAGTCGCAAGTATGGGATCGTGTTTCCTTTCTCTTAGCAATGGCTGGCTTAGTTCTTTTCCCAAATAATATTCAGTCGTTTAGAATGGAAGAAGACCACATCAACATAATTGGTCTCGACAATAAGCGAATGAAAGTTCATTATAACAAACTCATAGAGTTCGACAGAGATACCAAAGACTATCTCATGGTTTATGATTGGTTTGCGGTATCCTCGGGTTCTCGACATGATTGGGAAGTTATTCCAAATCCCGAATCAGACTTGTGTCATCTATTATTATTTCACAGATCAACAAGACCTCGCACAAGGTCAGATGTAAAGGACGTTTGCGCGGTCTCTAAGGTGCCTAGAAGCGAGTTAAAAGACTTAGAGTGGTCTGAGGTCTACACGAGAATTAAGACGCTTAAAATGATGAAAGAAGTGGGAATAAGAGGTACTGCTAATGGTTATGATAAGAAAGGAAGAACACTTCATTATGCTATAGCAATTGAGCATATGTATCGTGAAGTCTTTGAGGAAGTAAACAATAAAACACAAGTAGAGGAGATCTTATCTTGGGAGGATAAGAAAGGAACAAACTTATGGAATTTGACACAAAAACTACTAATGGCTCATCTTACCACCTCGCCGGAATAGTTCCATGCGGAGGTCAACCTCTTGACTTTGGAATGGAATGGCCTGACTTTATGATGCCTATTGCTCCCAACTATACAATGATTGAAGCTGCAATAATGGAATGTGCTTGGGCTGGCTGTGAGACCATTTGGGTTTGTCTTTATGAGGACACCGCACCATTGGTAAGACATCGCATCGGAGACTTTGTTCAAGACCCTGTGTGGGCGTGGAGGACAATGGACCCACAACCAACAGCAAGACAAAAAAGAATCCCTATCTTTTATGTTCCAGTTCATCCAAAGAATAGATTCAGAAGGGATTGTTTAGCTTGGTCTGTTATTGAAGGAGCTCTCTCAGCTTTTAGGGTTTCAGCCACAGTTTCAAAATGGATTTATCCAAATAAATATTGGGTTTCGTTTCCCTATGGTTATTTCAATCCTCAGCTATTAAGAGAGCACCGTCCAAAAATTTCCTCCCAAGAGAATTTCTACATCACGCATCAGGGTAAAACCACGGAACAAAACTTGCATACCTCGTTTTCATTTGGCAAAGATGAGTTTATCCGTTTCCGCAGACAGATCCGCAAAGGAACTAAAATGTTTGCCAACGAAGTAGATGCAGATGGAATACCAAGAACCAAACTACCACTAGAAGAAAGATATTCAGCACGTTGGTTTGACCTACAAGATGTATTTATTGAACTAGACAATACAAAAGCCAATTCATTAGAAGTTGAACATTTTTACGATATATCAACTTGGGATAAATATAGAAACTATTTATCTTCAGAACTAGCTCAAGAAACCCAGCGACCACCGGAATGGTTAATGAAAGCTAAAGAATTTGGATCAATTGCACTTGACAGATCAGATTAGGTATGTTATAATGAATTTAGAGATAAAAAGAAAAAGGTACAAAAAACATATTATGGAATTAAAATTTTTAAGATCAGAATTATCATATCAAGAAGAAGTTTTGGCAACAGCTCATCAAGACTTTGAGATTTGGTATAGACAATGGTGCCAAGACAATGGAGTAAATTTGTCAGAATTAAATCAAAAACACGAAACTCGAGTTTCAAAAATTTTATCGCAGCCAAATTTTCCAGATTTGAAAAACAATGAACAAGGCTTAGTTCCTTTGAGTGTAGAGAAGAAAGAAGAAAAGAAGAAATTTCATCAGTTGTTCAAACAAGTTGCGATGGCAACTCATCCAGATAAGCATGAAGGAACCACACTAGATTTTAAAGCAGCTTCAGCTGCTTATCAACAAGGCGATTGGGCAATGTTACTGCAAATTGCTGAGGAGTACCAAATAATACCTCAAGATTTAAGTGAGGTCTTGCCCGTTATGAAAGAGGAAGCTAATAGATTAAGAAAAACTATCGAAAATAACAAAACAATGTATTCTTGGAAGTTTCAAGAGTGCGAAACAGAACAATGCAAGGAAAACCTTGTTAAACAATTTTTAAAACATTTATTTAAAGTGGAGTTATAATGTTATTATCATTATTATTATGGGCGTGTGATTCCGATGTGTCCATTATCAAAAGAATAGAAGAAACAGGACAATCTATTGGTGTCGGAGAACCAACACTAGAGCCCGGCTTACCTTCGGACGAACCAGCTTGGGAACAAAATAGAGCAGGAGTTACAGGTTTATCGACCATGTATCTTCGTCAAATTGCTTGTCCTGCTTGTATGGGCGAGACACAAGAACTAACAGTTCAATATGAACTTGTGGTTCACCAACCCATTTCTGATTCTTGGAATTCTTGGATTCCAGCAGACGGAACTTGTTCACAAACCATTTATCAATCAACGCCATCCACACAACCAATTCATGTCGGGCAAATGATAAATGTAATTAATTCAGGACATCAGTTCCAAGCTTATCAAAGCGGAGCAGGTCTTTATATCTCTCAAAACATTTGGGAGTCTCATTTACAAAGAAATGCAAATTATATGGTTCAAACAGATGAAGGTTCTTTTAACTTTACCACAGTTGAAGGTTTTGATTGGATTGAGCCATATACAATGCTATGGGTTGACCCGTCCTATGCTTTTGAAGCTGCTGTTCGCAGATCAGGTTTTACTGTAACTTGGTCACCTCCAAGATCCACAAGTAGAATGATGATAACCTTGGGAATTTATTCTGGAGATGGTGCTTATCTATTGGGACAAGTTTCTTGTTTTGGACCGGATAACGGAGCTATGTTTATTCCTTCTCAATATCTTAACTATCCAACTTGGTCTTTGGTTGCAATTCACATTGAACGCTTTGAAATAGACACTGTGGAGACTGATATAAACAATTCTTATATGGAAACCATGCAAATTTGGGAAGTTGTTGGAACAGGACACATCGAGTAACTATTTATTATCTAAGGAGGGTTTATTATGGATAAATCAAAAATGGCCGATTGGGCTTGGAAAGGATTCACAGTTTTATTATCAATTATCGTGGTTCCATCATTTGTTTGGATTTGGGATTCTGAGATGCGTCTAGGAGCATTGGAATATAAAATGGATGATGCAAACAAATCATTAGAAAAAATCATCGAACACATAGATTCCCAATCAGGAGAATCAGCAATTCAACGAGAAGTTGAAATGAAATTATTAGAACAACGAGTCAAAGACTTGGAAAAAAATGTAAATTACTTAAAAAATAGGAGATAAATCATGGAAAAATGTGAATGTTGCGGATGTAACCCATCCAATTGTAAATGTGAATGTTGTGACCACAAATAGATGTAAAATATGTAACTGCGATCCTTGTGATTGCGATTGGGGGACAAATGGATTGTTTAAAGCCGGGAACGTTACTTTTAGTGAATCCTTGGCTCAAGGATTATCTAGCGGTGGTTATTACTCCGCCGTCGAGGATTTGCGATTACCAGTATTTGACAGTTTATATAATTCGCTTGGGACAAAAGGAAAGAATCCACACAAGAAACATTATAAGAGTTCTATCGTAGATTTAGATTTTTTTAAGGTTGGCGATCTTGTAAACTGGCATCCATTCTGGGGTCTATGCGATTGGAATAAACCTTGGATTGTCAAAACAGTTTTTGAACATGATCCTTTGGATTGTGTTTATTATGATTATGAAATAACCGACGGCTTGTCCGTTCATAAAGTAACTTTTGCTGAAATCAAAAAATTGGAGGAAAAATGAAAAAGCAGATAAATGATTGGGTTTGGAACCAAATAATGTGCCACCACTTACCACAAGAGTATGAAGTTGAATGCATTGAATTATATCAAGATTGCTTCAGTTATTCTCCAGCGGAATATATTACTGATGTTATGGTTTTTGTTACAAAAGCTTTTATTGAGCGTAATAGACAACTAGAAGAAAAAAGACATATCGTTCAGGTTAAGATGAAATGGGGTTATCTAACTATTTATTATGATGGGGGTCGTGACCCTTATCTAGATGAAATTATCAATACAGCTGTAAAAATGGCAGAATCTATAAAAGACAAGCTTGACGGCATGTATGGTAATGGAGGGTTTCGCCGTAGAACAATACTTCACCCAAGTCAGGATTAAAGAATTACCAGAACACATACGACCAAAGTTTCGTATTGGTGATTTGGTAAGAATTGTCTTTAGGTCAAATGATGGACCTGCCTCATATGAACTTAAAGATTCTATTGCTGTTGTGTGTGAGGTCTTTTTCTATAAATGTACCAACTATGATTGGCAAGAGATAGAGGATAGAGATCCGTTCTATATTATCGAATATAAGGTAATGCCGTCAAGTGAAATCTATGAATTTCGCTATGTCTCAGAAGAAAACTTAAGGAAGGTTACAAATGATTAGTTTATTATTATCTCTCGCATTTGCTGATACTACTGTTTATGCTCCAATGACCAATCGGTTGGAAACAACTATTGGTCACTATTTTATCGACAAAGACTTTCATTCAAGAAAGAAGGACATGTTGGTTGTTAATTTTATTGATTGTGAAGAAGAACAGCTACCTCGTGAATGTGCTATGGTTAAAGGTTATTGGTTCTTGGATGTTGTTGAATTTGAGGACGACGAGCAATACCAAATTAACATTTTTCTTTATGACGAAAACTCAAGAATTGTTTCTCAATCAATTATCAATAAACGCTATGTGATCGAGAAGATTCCACAAAAGACCACAATCAAAGGAACAAAGGTTCAAGGAGGAACCATTGCACCT